GCAGCAGCAGCAGACGCTACTACAAAGGCAGCAACCGCTAAGTCAGAAGCTATCTCAGCAGCAGCAACAGATGCAACAGGTAAGGCTAACGCAGCTCAAGCAGCAGCAGAAGCAACTGCAGCAGCAGACGCAACATCTAAGGCCAACGCAGCTCAAGCAGCAGCTATTGCAGCGGCAGCAACAGCAGCAGGATCAGCAATTTCAGCAGCAATATCAACAGAGGTTTCAGACCGTAATGCAGCAATTACTTCTGCAGTAAATGGAGTTATAGACGGCGCACCAGGAATCCTTGATACATTAAATGAAATTGCAAATGCAATTGCAGATGATGCAAATTATGCAACAACAATGACAACAGCTTTGGCAACAAAGGCTCCACTGGCTTCACCAGCACTTACTGGTACACCTACAGCACCTACTGCAGCAGCAGATACAAACACAACCCAGATTGCAACCACAGCGTTTGCTAAGGGTGAAGCAGATGCAGCTCAAGCAGCAGCAGAAGCAACTGCAGCAGCAGATGCAACATCTAAGGTAGCAGCAGAAGCAGCACTTAGAGTATCAGGCGACGCAGCTTCAGTAGCAACAGCAGCATCAGACGCAACATCTAAGGCTAACGCAGCTCAAGCAGCAGCTATCTCAGCAGCAGCAGCAGACGCTACTACAAAGGCAGCAACCGCTAAGTCAGAAGCTATCTCAGCAGCAGCAACAGATGCAACAGGTAAGGCTAACGCAGCTCAAGCAGCAGCAGAAGCAACTGCAGCAGCAGCTAACACAGCACAGCAAAATGGAACTACAGCATTCACAGCAATTAATTACAATGATGTTGCTAAGCAAGTTGCAGCAACAACTGGAAATATTGCAGTGGCAGCAGAAACAACAGCTATCGCATGGACAGCAGTAGACTACAGAAGCGCTAAGCTTGTAGTCAAGGTAAAGAACGGTGTACATACACAGGTTTCAGACCTAGTAATAACACTTGATACTGCAAACAACGTAGCAGTTTCTGAATATGGAATTACATATTCAAACGGAACAGAATTGGCTGCAGTAACAGCAGATTATTCTGGAACAGATGTAAGAGTTAGAGTAACACCAGCAAATGCCAACACAGAAGTTGTCGTTGTTGGAACACTAATTAAATAATTTAATAAAGGTTTTGGGGGATTCCTTAAAAATCCCCCACCAAAACACTTAGGGGATATGTGAACTTAAATGGCAACAGATAATAAGAATTTTAAAGTAAAGAATGGACTCAATGTAGCAGGTACTGCCACATTTGGGTCTAACGTCGTTTTAGGAACAACACCCCTTCGATTTGATACAGCAACAAATAAGCTACAAATTCAGCTAAATGGAGCATGGGTTCCAATAGCTTTTAATTCAGAAATTCCAGATCCAGCAGCTCAGGTTGGATTTATGGATATTGGATTAGCAATAGATTATAATGGCCAGCCAATATATACACTTCAAGCAAATGGAGTAAATCCTGGCACAACTAGTAAGTTTGTAGATGGTGGATCTCCATATTCTACAGATTCAGATGTTTCAATGGTTTTTGACTCAGGCGTCATATCTTAAATCATTAAGTGATACAATAAGCAGTATAAATAAAATATATAAGGGGTACTAAAATGGCAACAGTAAGATTACAACTAAGAAGAGGCTTAGCAGACGATTGGAATGATGCAAATCCAACATTAGCAGCTGGAGAAATTGGTATTGAAACAGATACTAACACTTTTAAATTTGGTGATGGAAACACTCCATGGAACAGCCTTGAATACGCCCTTTCAGGAACTGTAGACGACTATATTCTACTAACTACAAAAGGAGCTGCAAACGGAGTCGCATCTCTTGACTCTTCTGGATTTATTCCAGCATCTCAGCTACCCCCACTTGCAAAGGTAACCGTTAGTGCAGTTGCTAATCAAGCAGCAAGACTTGCCCTTACAGCAGAAGCTGGAGATATTGCCATTCAGGCAGACAACGGAACAACATATGTACTATCTTCTTCACCAGCAAGCACTAGTGGAAACTGGAGAGAAATTTCTGCAACAGCCGCAATTTCAGCTGCAGTAGCAGCTCACGAAGCAGATACAACATCTGTTCACGGTATCGCAGACACAAGCCTTCTTGTAACAACCAATGGAACTCAAACACTTACAAATAAAACAATTACATCTCCTTCTGGTCTAGTTAAGTCAGACGTAGGTCTTGCAAATGTTGATAATACTTCAGATGAAAACAAGCCAGTCTCTATTGCAGCACTTGCAGCACTTGGCTTGAAAGCACCACTAGAGTCACCAGCTCTTACTGGAACTGCAACAGCAAACAACCTTACAATTTCTGGAAACTTGACCGTAAATGGAACAACATCTACAATTAACTCAACAACACTCACAGTTCAAGATAAAGACATAGTTCTTGGACAAACATCATCTCCAACAGATGCTGGAGCTAACGGCGGCGGTATAGTTCTAAAAGGAACAACAGATAAATCAATTACATACAGCGTTGCTAAAAATGCTTGGGAGTCATCAGAAAATATTAATATTCCTGGAGACAAATCAATTAAGATAAACAACATTGATGTACTAACAATAAGCACAGTTTTAGGAAAGGCTCTTCCAGGAGTAGTTGTTGGAACAACTGAAACACAAACTCTTTCTGGAAAAACACTAAGCTCACCAGTTATTGATTCACCATCATTTACTGGAAACATAAATCTTCCTTTGGGAACCACAATTGGAAATCTATCGTCTGAGGAGCTAGAACTTCTAAACGGAGTTACAGGAAACGTACAGACTCAGATCAATGCTAAGGCACCATCTGAATCTCCTACATTCACAGGAACAGTAGTTTTACCTTCAACTACAAGCATTGGAAACCTTTCTTCTGCAGAGCTAGAACTTCTAAACGGAGTTACAGGAAACGTACAGACTCAGATCGATGCTAAGGCACCATCTGCTTCTCCTACATTCACAGGAACAGTAGTTCTTCCTTCAACTACAACTATCGGAAATCTATCGTCTGAAGAGCTAGAACTTCTAAACGGAGTTACAGGAAACGTACAGACTCAGATCGATGCTAAGGCACCATCTGCTTCTCCTACATTCACAGGAACAGTAGTTTTACCTTCAACTACAACTATCGGAAATATTTCTTCCCAGGAGCTAGATCTTCTAAACGGAGTTACAGCAAATGTACAGACTCAGATCGATGCTAAGGCACCATCTGAATCTCCTACATTCACAGGAACAGTAACATTGCCAAGCACAACATCAATAGGAAACCTTACTTCAACAGAGTTGGGGTACCTTGATGGAATTACATCTTCTGTGCAAACACAGATTGGCGCAGCAGCGACAGCACTTTCAAATCACGAAGCAGATACAACAAATATTCACGGTATTGCAGACACTTCACTGCTAGCAACTACAACAAATGTTGCAACAGCTAAATCAGAAGCAATTTCCGCAGCTGGAACAGCAGCAGACACAAAGGTGTCAACTGCAGTAGCAGCACTTACAAAGTCTTCAGTGGGGCTTGCAAATGTTGACAACACATCAGATGCAAATAAGCCAGTTTCAACCGCTACTCAAACAGAGCTTGATTTAAAGGCTCCAAAAGCTTCACCAACATTTACTGGCACAGTAGTTCTTCCAGCAGTAACAGCAGGTGGAAGTATAGTTCCTACAACAGATAATACATTTGACTTAGGTTCTCCTACAAAAATGTGGAAAGATATCTATGTAGGTCCAGGATCTCTATATGTTAACGGACAAAAGGTTCTTCAGGATGAATCAGGAGCAATCGTTGTTTCTGCTGACATTAACGAAAATCTAGGATTAAGAACAAGCGGAAGCGGTAATATTGAGTTTGATCCAACAGGAACTGGCGTTGTTAACATCAAGGGACCTCTTGTTATGGAAGCAGGCGCAAATATTTCAAGTGCTGACGGAAATGGAATCAACTTCTCTAATACAGTACAGGTTGACTCTATTGCTAGCAAGAGCGCAAACACAGACTTGTCATTATCTGGAAATGGAACAGGAAAAGTTTACCTTAATGATAATGCAGAAGTAAATGGAAACCTTGTTGTAGGCGGAAACTTGACAGTAAGCGGAACAACAACAACTGTTAACAGCGAAACAATTAGTTTAGCTGATAACATTATTGATTTAAATAGCAATTTTACTACTGGAACTCCTACAGAAAATGCAGGAATAAGAGTAGTTCGTGGAGACTCTAATGCAGTTCAGGTACGTTGGAACGAAGCCACTGATAAGTGGGAATTTACAACTAACGGATCAGATTATTTTGTAATAGCTCCAACTGACTCACCAACATTTACTGGTACAGTAAACGGAATTACAAAGTCTATGGTAGGCCTTGCAAATGTTGATAATACATCAGATGCAAGCAAGCCAGTCTCAACAGCACAGCAAACAGCACTTGATTTGAAGCTAGCTTCTGCTACAGCTGCATCAACTTATGCTCCAATAGCTAGCCCAACATTTACTGGTACAGTAACAGTTGCAGCAGCAGGAGTAGCATTTACAGATGGAACACAGACAAAACAAGGAGTTCCTTCTCTAACAGTAATTGGAACTGAAATTTCAGCAGATTATAACCTTTCAACAGGTGGACTTGCTTTAAGAGATCAGTTGATTCCAGTAGCAGGAACACGAGCAATTACAGTGCCAACAAATGCAACAACAGCATTCCCAGTTGGAACTTCAATAAGCTTCTACCAAGCATCTGGAACTGGAGCTAACTTTGTAGCAGCAGATATCACAGTTACAATTTTACGCACACCAGGATTAAAGCTAAGAACAACACACTCATCAGCAACACTTACCAAGGTAGCAACAAATACTTGGTTGCTAGCTGGAGACTTGACTGCATAATAAACATAATGGATAGGGGTTAAAAAATGGCAAATAAAAGAATTGGTACGAGGTCATCAGCACAGGATAATTTCCTGGAGCCAAACAAGCCAATAATTGACAGCGTAACAGACGTTGGAACAGATAGGCCGTATGATAATGGTGCCGTAACAGTAGTATTTTCTTTGCCAGCAGGTTCCCCTCCAGCAACATCTTATAATATAACAGCAAGTACTGGACAAACAGGAACAGGATCTTCCTCTCCAATTGTTATAACAGGATTTGCATCTGGTGCAACTCCAACATTTACAATGACAGCCTCAAACGCTGCAGGAACTTCCCTTGTTTCAGATGCTAAAGGCCCAGTTCCAGTCACAACAGTTCCACAAGCACCTCAATCTGCTTCAGCAACAGCTGGTGTAAATCAAAATACAATTAACTGGCAACTAGGAGCAAACGGAGGCAAGCCGTTAACACGGCACAATGTTACTGGATCCGATGGATCAGCTTCTGGAAACCTAGCTGGAAGTGCAACATCAACAGTAATAGCTGATACAGCAAATACTTCACAGACATACTCTGTTATAGCAAGAAATGACAACGGTCCTTCTTTGCCTTCAAATAGCACTGCAAGCGTTATGACTCTACCACCGTTCTTCCCATTCTTCCCACCGTTCTTCCCACCGTTCTTCCCGTTCTTCCCACCGTTCTTCCCGTTCTTCCCACCATTCTTCCCACCATTCTTCCCACCATTCTTCCCACCGTTCTTCCCATTCTTCCCACCGTTCTTCCCACCGTTCTTCCCACCGTTCTTCCCACCGTTCTTCCCATTCTTCCCACCGTTCTTCCCGCCGTTCTTCCCACCGTTCTTCCCACCGTTCTTCCCATTCTTCCCACCGTTCTTCCCATTCTTCCCACCGTTCTTCCCTCCAAGCTTTGGACCTTATTTCCCAGGATTTAAGGCACCATTCTTCCCAGGATTCGGACCTTCGTTCCCATTCTTCCCAGGATTTGGACCGTTCTTCCCAGGATTTGGACCTTCATTCCCATCATTCGGTGGATGGGGAGCTTACTAATCAATTATAAATTGATGATTATAAATACTTTTCTTTTCTAGAAAAGTGTGATAAGATTGCATAGTCGAAAAGAGAAAAAATGGAATGGTACGACCTGCCAAGAATTGAAAAAACAAATTCAAGACTTGATTCAATAGTAATTAATGAAAATATTGAAGTCCAGAATATTGATTATGGAATCAACCTATATAGAAACGCTATAAGCGAAGAAGACTGCAAAAAAATAATTGACCTTTTAGAAGAAGAGATATCTTTGGGCAAAAGAGGTATTGCCTGGCATGGTGCAACAGTCAACGGAGAAAAAAGAACTTCTCATGCTAGAAATTGCTATGATCTAAAATTTAAGAGAGATCATGTTGGCAAATATATAGGAGACAGCGAAGCTTTAAAGGAATGTTATGATTTAGTTGATGTTGGACTAAACAAGTCATTAAGGCATTACGAGTCTATTTGGAATTTTAATATTAACTATAAAGAAGCATTTAACTTTGTTAAGTATTTGCCAGGAGAGTTTTTTAAGATCCACGCAGACCATGGTCCATATTATACATGCACTGTATCTGCAGTTGTTTATCTTAACGACGATTACGAAGGCGGAGAAATTGAATTCCCAAGGCATAACTTTAAGCTAAAGCCAAAAGCTGGGGACATAATCCTATTCCCATCAAACTTTGTTTATGAGCATGCATCTTTAAATATAACATCTGGACAAAAATATTCTGTTGTTGTTATGATGGATTATAATGATCTTTATCACAAAGATGAGGAAGGCCAAAAGTATTAAAATACTATTTCAATCTTTTAGGCCATGGCTAAATAAGTTCAGCCCATCTTTACCAAAACCAACACAAAATTCAATTCCAGACTGGTACAAAGAGGCAGACAGGTTTGCAAAAATGCCAAATGGAGAATACTATAAGGCAACAAAAGAAATTTGTCCAGTTCCAAGAGAAGGAACAACAAATGATTATGGTAAAATTCCAACATGGAAAGCTTGTCCAGCTATACTCGATGCTTTTATGACAGGATATGTATTAAGCACACCATGTGATTTAGAATTTAAAAAAGATAAAAATGGAAAGATTACAGTTGATATAAAAGACAAAAAGCATACTGGATTTGTTACAGCAAGAACTCCAATGGATCAGTTTCCATCTCCAATTGGATATTATGATGAGCACTTTGCTTGGTATCCAGAATGGGGAATCCAGGTTCCAGAAGGCTACAGCGCATTGTTTATGACACCGATGAACAGATTTGATCTTCCATTTTTAAACACTAGTGGTGTTGTTGATAATGACAAGGTTCACCTTTTGGGAACATTCCCATTTTTTATTGCAAAAGATTGGGAGGGGACAGTTCCAAAGGGAACCCCTTTTCTTCAAGTTCTTCCATTTAAAAGAGAAGACTGGGAGCATAATGTTGAATATTTAAGTATAAAAGAAATGCAAGAAAGATTAATTGAGAATGCAAAATTTTACCGTCAGCCTGATGGTGGAGTTTATAAATCAAAAGTTTGGATAAAGAGGGATTACAAATGACAACAGAATCTAAAAGCACAGCTCCAACATGGAGTAGCAAAGAGGTCTTAGCGCCAGGTATTATCGTTTACAGAGATGTGATTAAAAAAGAACTCGATGTAATCAATAGACTTGAAAGCAATCTAGGATCAGTAGCTGAATATGGATCATTGTCACCTGAAGGCAAAAGATATCACTGGATGCCAGCATATGTTGGATACCAGCAGTTAATACCAGACTACAGAGATTGTGTAGATTTTAAATTCAAAAAAACAGATATTAATAAAGATACAAGCGAAGAGTCTTTAAAGCTACAAGCACTATGGCAAGATGTTTATGATGCACAGTATCCAGCAGTTGTTGATTACTGTAAAGCACATAATTTGATGGAGCTGAAGTATTGGGAAGCATTTAATTTTATCAAGTATGGAGAAAACCAGCATTTTATGGAGCACCAAGATCACGGATACTCATACAATTGCGTAGTGTCTCTTGTAGCATATATTAACGATGACTATGATAACGGAGAGCTTTATTTTAGACTTCAGGATTTAAACATTAAGCCAAAAGCTGGAGACCTATATGTTTTCCCATCTAACTTTATGTATGCTCATCAAGCTAAGCCAGTTACAAATGGAATAAAGTATTCTATTGTTACAATGCTTGACTATAGCAAAAAGTTTCATACTCCAGACATGTACGATCCAAAGTGGGATAACGAAGTAAATGAAAATAACAGTCTATAAAAATAGCGCAACTCCTTCAAAAATTGAACAAACTAAAGTTAAAAGAGAATGGATGGATGAAACAGTAAATGCTCATGCATATAAATGTTTCCCAGTATCTTTAGCAAATACAATTGGCTGGTCTATTTCCTTTGATCACGATATAGAGTTTATTTGGGACGGTATATCTGATACCACTCCAGATCATGTAACTATATTAAAAGATGCAGGAAAAGTATGCACAACTCAAAGAGCAAATGCTACTGTTAGCTTTTACTCTGGATTTTTCTTTGAGTCAGATGAAAACATGTCTATGCTTCAAATAGTTCCACCAAATTTCTTTGTAGATGGAGCGACACCATTTACAACAATAATATCAACTTCTGTTTTAAAGGAAGCCATTCCAATTGCATGGAAAATAACAAGACCAAATGCAGTAATAAAGATACCAGCAGGAATGCCAGTAGCAACATTTATTCCAATATCTTTAAAGCAGTACCAGGATATAGACCTAGAAATTAAAGACAAGGTCTTCGTGGATGATCAAAAAATGAAGGCGGAAAGATTAAAGGTTTGGGAAGAGATTTCTAAAAGAGGCGAGTTTACTAATTTCTATAGAGATGCTGTAGAATATGATGGTACAAGCCTAGGAAAGCATGAGTTGAAGTCTTTAAAATTAAAGATTACAGATCTTACTTCCAAAAACAAGAAATGATATAATGAAGATATGAATCAAACAAATCAGGACGCTACAGTAGTCTATAAAACTCCATCCCTTACGCCTTCAGGCTTCTTTGGGACAAGCAAAGACATGATTGTTGAGCTTGAAAACTTCATGACTCAAGATGAGATGGATTTTCTTGAGGCAGCTGCTAGAAAAATTACTATATGGGATGTAACGGAAAGCCATGTTAATGAAAACGGTACAACCGTATACGATGCTAACTACTGGAAAGACAGAGTTTGCACTAGCCCATCTTTAGATAAAAATGACCCAGAAATTAGACCAGTGCTCCAAGGTTTATTTGAAAGACTAAAGCCAATTGTTGAAGATTTTTATAAGGTTAAAGTAACGCCCACTGGAACAACGATTGTAAGATGGCTTCCTGGGCAATTTCAAAAACCTCATGCAGACAAAGAGCTTCATGAGCTTCCAGACATTGGAATGCCAAATGATTTTCCTTATTATGATTTATCAAGCTTATTTTATTTAAACGATGACTACGAAGGCGGAGAGCTTTACTTCCCGCTACAAGATGTTCAGTTTAAACCAAAGAAAGGCGCAGCTTACTTTTTCCCAGGCGACATGAACTACATTCATGGAGTAACAGAAATCAAGGGTGCTATTAGATATACGTGTCCTTTCTTTTGGGAAATTCTAGAGCATACTGGAGAAAATCAACCAGATCCAAATAAAAAATATTATAGAACACTTATAGATGGGGAAGTAAATAAATGAGCACTTCAAATCGATTGACTTCAGACATTCTAGTTTTTAAAGATTTTTTGACAAAAGAAGAATCAAAAAAGATTATAGATGTTTTAGAAGCACAGGTGGCAAATGAAAAACTATCTTGGACACCTATCACATTTTACGAATCATACTCTTCAGTGCTTCCGCAAGACGGAGACGAAGAGCTAGAAGAGTTTGGATTGCCATCAGATTTTTTTTCAACACTTCAAAATAAAATTATTGATGCAGTGGCAGAAGTGCATGGAAACTCTTCTTCCGATATACACAAGATTGGGTTTCACGCTCAAAAGTGGGAGCCAGGAGCATTTGCAAAAGAGCACTCAGACAACACAGATTTGCAGGGAAACTCTGGTCCATTTGAAAGAAGTAGATACGCAGCCTTCTTATATTTGAATGATGAGTTTGAGGGCGGTCAGTTAATATTTAACAAGCAAAACCATACACTTGTCCCAGAGACTGGAACGCTAGCAGCTTTTGCAGGAGGCTTTGATAATACTCATGAGGTTACAATGATAACTTCTGGAGTAAGATACACCCTAGGATCATTTTGGGATAATAGGCCCCCAGAGTCGTATTCTCAAGAAACGATAGATGCTTGGGATGCAGAAATGAAAAAGATTAGAGAAGAGCAAGAGGTAATAAAATCAGAATGGCAAAATCACTTAAAAGATGGATATAAAATAGATCTAGATGGAAACTTATACGCAATAGAGGAGAAAAAATAATGAAACTAGAACAAAAACTACATGAAAATGTTTACATGTACTCAGATGTAATTGAGAATCCACAAGCAATTATTGATTTAATTAATAAGCTAGATTCTGATGAAAGAGTTCACAAGGTTATTCCAAGCTGGAAAAACTGGAATTCAAGCAGTAGAGATGGTAACATCTTCGGAAAGAAAAAAGACTTTAATCTTTCTGAGGTAGAAAATTTAGATGAAGACATAAGAAAAGATGTAGACTTTATTATATCAACAATTAGAAATGCTATTAAAAATATATCAGAATCTTTTATTGTTGATAGAGGTCTTAAGGGAGTACCAAACGTATCACCGTTTGTCGGTATCCAAAAATATATTGAAGGTTGTGCAATGGGCGCACACTTTGATAGACAGGCTGGAGACAACAGCTTGGAATGGTCAATTATTATTTATTGGAATGATAACTACGAAGGCGGAGAGATATCATTTGTTATCAGACCAGAAGATCTGAGATTAGAAATGAATGGTCATCTTAGACCACCAGATGATGCGCTAGATCCAAGAACAAAAGACATGGTTACATTTACTGCAAAGCCAAAGGCTGGAAGCGCATTGATATTCCCGTCTACAGATCCATACAAGCACCAAGTTCATATAATGAAATCAGGAGAGAAGTTTATTACTCCTGGATTTATATTTGTTGACGGTTATGTTGTTGGAGGTCCAGGCGGACCATCAGAAGAATACATCAAGGCCTATCACGAACAAAACCAGGAATGATTTAATCCTTGTCAGACTATAAAATTGTAAGGTTATCTGATCAAGTTTATGAAATACAAAATTTTATAACACAAGATGAGCTTGATCAGGTAATGCAGTTTATAGAATTAAGAAACGAATCTGACTGGTACGGAGAAGATGTACAGTATGAATTTTGGGACACCAAGGTTTTAAATAGAAAATTTATTTATCCAGATAGCAAGATTTTAGACTTTCATTCTAGAATCTCTAATTTGTTTTCTGGAAATCATGATGTTACTGGAATAAACTTACAAAGATACAAGATAAATGAATTCCTTGGTCTTCACACTGATGATCATGAGGGTCACAGGCTGTCTAATCAAAAGGTGTTTTATGGTGCTGTTCTTTATTATAATGATAATTATGATGGAGGAGAAGTGGAGTATCCTGAGTTAGGAATAGTACATAAGCCAAAAAGTAGATCATTGCTTATACATGGCGGTAAAGTCTTACACGGAACAAAGCCAGTTAAAAATGATGTAACTAGATACATATCATCAGTATTTATTAAACATCATATTGATGATAGCATATCATTGAATAAAGAAATTTTTGGAGAATATCATGGAGTATAAGGGAAATAGTGGACAAGAAAGATTTGTTACTGAGCTTCTTAAAAATAAAGAAAATGGTTTTTATGTTGAGCTTGGAGCGTTTGACTCTAAAAAAGGAAGCAACACGTATCATCTAGAAACAGATTACAATTGGAATGGGGTATCTTTTGAGATAGATCCAGAAAGACATGCAGAGTTTGTATCAAACAGAAAGAACCCTTGTATATTAGGAGACGCTACACACTTTAACTATATATCTTACTTTGAAGAAAACAACTTTCCAAAACAAATAGATTATCTTCAAGTTGATATAGATGCTGGCTACACCCCAGAAGGAAATTCTGTTGGAAATCCATATTTAACACTACATGGATTAATAGCAGTGCCTCTTAGCAAATATAGATTTTCAATAATTACCTTTGAGCATGACTCGCAAATTGAGTACAATAATAAGGGAATGAGGGAAGCCCAAAGAGAAATTTTATCATCTCTTGGATACAAGCTTGTAGTTAGAGATTGGCATGAAGATTGGTGGGTAGATCCATATGCTATACCGTATTTGGATTTTAGAGAAAAATTTAAGATGGCGTGGACATAATGAGTGGACAACTAAAGCAAGAGCATCATGATGTAGTTAAAGAGTATGTTGATTCAGTTAATGAAAAAAGAAGCGACGCTTACATGCTTACAATTGCAAGGGATGGGGAAGAGCCAGCAAGATCAATTATATTTTTCCCAAATGCGATTGAGGCAGCAGAAGCATATAACATGTACAATGACTGGGGTTTTGCAAAGCAATACCTTACAGTAAGATTATATGAGCCTACAGGAAAAGTAAATGAAAAGGTGTTTAAGAGAAATCAGGCGGGGGACCCAACATTTCTTAGAACAAACTATATAGATGTTACAGAAACCTTATTGGGTCTAAAGCCTTTAATTTCAGATCAGGCATACGAAAATACCTGCATGGAAATAATGACCTCATTTGCCAAAGATAACTGGAGATTTGACCCAGAAAGATTCCTCTTAAATTTGGGTATTAAAAAAAAGCTAGACTGCTAATTTTATGATTATGTAGTATAATATTAAATATGACTCCTTATAAAAGAATCCCCAGAAGACATTTTACAGATCTTCAATTTAACCCATACTTTCAAAGTCATGGGTTTTTGGAAAAGCAGGAGAAAATAGATAAAAAAAATAAAGAAGACTTGAGATCTGTAATTAAGTTTTTTCAAAGAATCTGGTTTAAAAAATAATGTCGTACTATTTATCAGCTATAAAAGATTTTCCAATTGGAATGTGGAAACTAGATGAGCTATCTGGCTCAGTAGCTTATGATATATCTGGCTGTGGTAATAATGGGTCTTATGTTGGACAAATTGTTAAATCTGGAATGCCAATTGTTTCTGGTGGCTCACACTCAAACAAAGTAGATAGCAACAACTATTTACAATTTACTTTATCAAAAGATTTTTCTGGCACAACTGGTACTGGTGGTTTTGCAACCATCGATACATATGATAATGATTTTTCTTTAGAGGTATGGTTTCACCCAAAAACTTTAACATCCCTAACCCCGATACTTGCAGACTCAAGCGGTATAGGCTTGTATTGGGACAAAGGCAATGTGGTATTTAAGTTAGAAAATGAAAGAGTTGATTATTCAGTTCCAAACTCAGATAGAGTGATACATGCCGTTGGAGTTTACTCAGTTAATTCAATGTTGCTGTATGTAGATGGGGCTCTAGTTGCTTCTAAAGCAATAAACTTTAAGTTTACAAACAGTAGTGTGACTCTTTATTCTGGACCAGCATCTGATACAGAGCACTTCTTGATAGATTGTCCAGCCGTGTACAGATACTCGTTGTCACAAAGAGCAATATCCTCACATTACAGCAATTTGTTTTTAAACAATGACGAGCAGGTATCTGTTCCAGATTTGGGAGAGCTTTTTAGAGCTGCAGAAAAATATCAAGATATAGAAACAAAATATGTTTACCCAGTTCAGGAATCCTGGGAGACTTTGATTTATGATAATGAAGCTTTGTCATATAACCCAAGCAATAATAGCATACGTTTAAATTCAGGATTCTCCAATGGAGAGTTTGTAGAAGATCTGGTTTTAAATATTACAAAGCAATACGTATCTTCAAAAATAGAATGGGTGTCATCTAAAGGGGTTTCAGTATATGTCTCAGAAACATCATCACTTGGCCCGTGGAGAATATGTTTAAACGGATCTTCTATTCCAGAATTTACACAAGGTTCTAGTTTTTCTTCACAAAAGATACTTTACTTTAGAGTAGTCTTTGATTCATCAAATCCAGATCTTTACATTCCAGAACTCTACTCCTTAAAGATTTATTTTCATTCTGAAAAGAAAATGTTTGCACATAATGGAGGAAGTACGCTTTCAGTATCTCAACCAACCTCTGGATCAACTTGGGATTTTGATGTTTCTAACAACAGCTACCCAGTTAGAAGTAGAAACTACCATAACGGAATAAGACCAAAATCTTCAGCATTCTTTATAGACTCAGTAAATGATGTTCGGAATATTGAGATGATATTTACTCCAAAAACGCTTTCTAGCGGAAACCTAATATTTAATAAGACTGGCGCAGTAGAGACATCTCTTTCCTGGGCGGTAGGCGGAGGGATATCAAAATCTAACATTAGCAACATATATATAAATGGTCAGGATATATCCTCAGCAACTAACATATCATCCTACTTATATATAGATGAGCCAAATTATATATTGATAAAAACATCTAGCATAATATCTGGCCCTATTTGGTTTAATGGAAAGCAGATTTTAGGAGTAAGATCTAATGTCCTTGATGACAATATGTATCAGAATATTGCCCTATACTCAAATCCAGACATTAGCCATCAAGATCATTATGACCTGTATACAGGCAAATCTGCATCTATTGGGCAAGGTTCGTCAATGGAAGTGACAGAAGAGTCGGTATCTACCTACTCTAGAGACAGAGTTGTGTTGCAGATTATATAATTTTGTCATACTGAGTGACAAAAAGCTGGACTTAAGCACACAAAGATGGTAAAATAATTAACTATGGATATAAAAAGAATTAATGCCCAAATGAAGTCTGGTGAAACCAGGCTTGGAGTCTATGTCTGGGAGATGCCTGACGGAAGATGGGTCGGCGACGAAGACAATAACTTTTTATCTATAGCATCAATGATTGGAAATAAAGAAAGAATTGCCTTGCTTGCATCAGCCGTAGCACACTATGGAATTGATGTTGGTCAGCCTAAGTTTATTGAGGGAAGCCGACAAATTGATGATGAAGAGTTTGAGTATCAAAAGCAAAGATTAAGATGGGGTCTAACTCCAGATCCACTAGACATCGGTGTTCACAAAGAAGAAATGGCTAAACTTAATGGTGGTAAAAAATGATTGAATACGACGAAGACACAGTTCAGGATAATGTGGAGATATCCAATGTTGCAGATTGGATGAGATTTAATAATCCTACAACACAAAAATCTGACGATCTATTTGATATAGATGCAGAAGAGATATTAAAGCTTTCAGGACTTGGTGCTTCATTTAGAAGAAAAGTATCTAGAGATCTACAAAAAGCCTTTACTGGTAAAGATGGTTCTGTAAGCCAGCAGCTTCAATACCAACAGGCAGTGAGCGGTTACGCTACATTTGATCTAATTCAACCAGAATACAATTTAGATTATCTTTCAACAATTTATGAAATTTCGCCTTACAATTACGCAGCAATAAATGCAAAGGTTGCTAACATAGTAGGTCTGGGATTTGATTTTATTGAATCTAAAAAAACTACAGACACACTTGAAGATATAGAAGATGAGAAGCAGCTAGAAAGAGCACGTAAGAAGCTGAATAGAATTAAGCAAGACCTTCACCGTTGGCTAGAAGATTGCAACGAAGATGAAACATTTAAAGAAACGCTTATAAAGTTCTACACCGACATAGAGGCTACTGGTAATGGCTATCTGGAGGTCGGTAGAACAACGACTGGCAAGATAGGGTACATCGGGCACATACCTTCAAAGACAATGCGTGTAAGACGCCTTAGAGACGGTTTTATACAACTTCTTTATGGTAAGGCTGTTTTCTTTAGAAATTTTGGAGACACAGAAACAGTAAATCCAATCGCTGGTCAAGAAGACAGACCGAACGAAATCATTCATTTAAAGAAGTATACCCCAAAGAATAATTATTACGGAATCCCAGACATTATTGCTGCACAAAATGCCATGGCTGGAAATGAATTTGCTGGTAAGTATAACCTTGACTACTTTGAAAATAAGGCGGTTCCAAGATACATTATTACGGTAAAGGGAGCAAAGCTTTCTACAGAATCAGAAAGAAAGTTGCTTGAGTTTTTCCAGGTAGGATTAAGAGGAAAGAACCACAGATCACTATATATTCCACTTCCTCCAGATTCTCCAGACTCAAAGACTGAATTTAAGATGGAGCCAATTGAGGCGGGATCTCAAGAGTCTTCATTTAATATATATCGCCAATCCAATAGAGATGAAATATTAATGGCTCACAGAGTCCCAATTAATAAAATTGGCACACCAGCAGGAATCAACCTTGCCGCAGCCAGAGATGCAGATAAAACATTTAAAGAGCAGGTTTGCAGACCAGCCCAAGAAAATCTAGAAAAGAAATTAAATAAAATTATTCAAGAAATGACCGATGCTCTAGAACTTAAATTTAATGAATTGAGTCTTACAGATGCAGATACCCAGTCAAAGATTGATGAAAGATATCTTAGATTCCAGGTAATAACTCCAAATGAAATTAGAGTTAGAATGGGAATGGTTCCAAGAGATGGTGGGGATGTCCCAGTAGATCTTGCAGCTCAAGCCGCCGAAATTAAGGCTCAGGCCAACCAAAGCAGAGCACGTGACCAAGAAAGATCTTCAAATTCTCCAGATAAATCTGGGGAGGGTAGAAATGCAAAGGGAGATGGAAGACAAGTCAACTAGTCCTACTCAACTAGTTATTTGCCTTTTGATACAACAATCTCTATAATATATAACATATGATCATAGAAAAGTCACATTGGTCTTCTAATGGAAATGCTATTAATTTATCAGTTCCATTTACGAAGGTCAATAGAGAAAAAAGAACAGTCTCAGGATTCGCAACATTAGATAACCTGGATCAGACTGGTGATGTCGTTACTCAAGAAGCTAGCATGAAAGCGTTCGAAAGCTTTAGAGGTAACCTAAGAGAAATGCATCAGCCACTTGCAGTTGGCAAGGTAGCATCATTTAGACCAGAAACTTTTTATGACCCTGCAACAAAAGAATTTTACAACGGTGTTTATGTTGATGCATACATTTCTAAGGGCGCTCAAGATACTTGGGAAAAGGTTTTAGACGGAACACTAACAGGATTTTCTATAGGCGGAAAGATTATTGAATCAGATAACGAAGTAAACAAATCAACAGGAGCATCAGTAAGATTTATCAAAGACTATGCACTAGTTGAACTATCAATCGTTGATTCACCAGCAAATGAACTATGTAACATTTTATCTATCGAAAAGGTAAATGGACAAATGATTTTTAAAGGCATCGCAGCAGATGTTAAAATGGAAAATATTTTTTATTGTGCAGAAAGCGATTCTGTATTTATGTCAACAGAATCAGAATACATATCTCCAGTTACTGGTAAAAAAACAGAACTCATTGGATGGGTAGAATCAAACGACGTAAACAAAGGAAAAGAAATAGAGAAGATTCTTGATTCACGTAGATCAAGATTGCAAACATTGCCTGACAACACAAATATAAATATGGCAATTGCAGAAGGAGGAAATGAAGTGGAAAAGCTTAATGTAACAGAAGCAACTCCAGTAGTAGAAGAAGCAGTAGCTCCAGAAGCACCTGTAGAAATTATTGAAGAAGTTGCCCCAGTAGAACAAGAGTCTGCTGAAGTTGTAGCTGAAGAAACTTCTGCCGAAGTTCTGGAAAAATCAGCAGAACTAACAGTTCAGGAATCACCTGACTTTGTTAAAATGCTAGGCGACCTTAAGGGTTTCTTCTCAGAGACTTTGGAAAAGGCCTCTGAGGCAAACGCTGCTCAGGTTTCAACAATCAAGGAGACAGTCGAAGCTTTTAGCAAGAATGTCGATTTGAGAATTTCAGAATTAGCAGAAAAGCACACAGAACTCTCAACAGCAGTTGATTCAATCAAGTCTATTATGGACACAGTTGAAAAAAGAGTAGACGCAGTAGAATCAGACACTGCAATCAAGAAGTCCTCTGACCTTGGCGGGTCAGCTGGAGTAACAATCAAAAAATCAAAATGGAACGGCACTTTCCTCGGTTCCGTTAGCGAATTAACAAAATAAAGGGTAAGGTGAAAAACTAATGAGTAATGAACTATTAGCAAAAGCAGCTGAAGCAGGCACAACACTAACAGGTGGAATGACTGGCGCAGCAAACCCTACCGACGGAATTCACGTAGGTTCCGAGGGTAAGGGAGGCTTGCTCAATCCTGAGCAATCCGCAAGATTCCTCGATTACATGTTCGATGCAACAGTAATCGGTAAAGTAGCACGTACAGTTCGAATGAGAGCTGACACTACAGAGATTGATCGTATCGGCGTCGGCACTAAGCTTATGAAGCTTGCATCTGAAGCAGATAACACAAACAGCGGCAATGCAGCTGTACAGTTCTCAAAGATCTCTCTCACAACAAAGAAGCTTCGCCTAGATTGGGAACTTTCAACTGAGTCTCTAGAAGACAATATTGAAGGTGCTGACCTAGAAGATCACATTGCAAGACTTATGGCAACACAGGCTGGTAACGACCTTGAGGACGTAGTTCTTAACGGTAACACAGCTGACACAACAGACTTGCTATACAAGTCATTTGATGGTGTTGTTAAGATTGCAAAGGCAAACGGCCATGTAGTAGCTGGAGCAGGCGCAAACGTGTCTCGTGAAATCTTCAACAAGGCTCTTAAGGCTATGCCACGTAAGTACAAGCAACGTCGTCCAGACCTACGCTTCCTTGCAGGCTCAAACCTAATTCAAGACTACTTGTACTCAACTTCACAGTTGGGTCAATACGGTTCTGCTAACCCACAAGATATTGCTTCAAGCATTATCCGTGGAAATGACCCAGTACTTGGTGGTCCAGCAGGGTTCGTAGCACCATTCGCATTTGGTATTCCAATTGTTGAGGTTCCACTACTTAAGGAAACACAGACTGGCTCATATGCAACACCAACAGGATTGCACGGAGACGTTCACTTGACATTCCCTAATAACGTAGTTATTGGTATCAAGCGCGACGTAACTGTTTACCGATTCTTCTGGCCAAAGAAGGACTCAATCGAATATACAATGTATACTCGTGTTGGAACCCAAATTGAGCAGGCAGATGCATGGGTAGTCGTTAAAGACGTTAAGGTTGCTTCTTAATTTAAGAAATAACTTGCTGGAAAGGCCCCTAATTAATTTTAGGGGCTTTTCATTTTAATTTTATAGTGCTATAATTTATATACATACCAAAGGAGTATATATATGTCATTTGACACACTTAAGGTCAAAGAACTAAAGACATTAGCAGCGGACTTCGCAGTTGATGTTGATGGCCTAAAAAATAAAGCAGATGTTATTGCAGCCCTAGCAGAAGAAGGAGTAACTTGGTCAGTGTACCAAGGTACACTTAAAAACATAGAGAACGCAAAAGAAGACGCAGATGAAATTCTTCCTAGACTAGATCCAAATCAAAAACTTGATGAAGATATGGTTCTTGTAAAGATGGATCGACCAAACTACAGATATGATGCACTTGGTTTTACATTTACCTTAGAGCACCCATTCGTAGCAATGAAGCCAGATGTGGCTCAAGAAATTTTTGATAAGGAGGAAGGGTTTAGATTGGCTACACCTAGAGAAGTACAGGAGTACTACAACTAAGCCTAACACATGGCAGAGATATACCAGAACACAAGCACGGCGGCAACAACAAAGCTTTACGTAAAAGGTGAAGCAATTACGCCTAGCTCTACAGTTACTGTAAAAGTTTACGACATAACTGGAGATCCCGTTATCTCTCCACTAATTAGCCCATCAACAATTCTTGCAACCCTTACAGCGGAAGCAAGCGAAGTTGATCAGGGCTCTTTTAGTGTTTACCTTCCAACTCAGTATACAACAAGAAATAGAAAGTTTAAATTAGTTTGGGACTGGCAATATAACTCAGCTTCGTACTCAAATACCACGTACCTTGATGTTGTAACACCGTATGTAGACATACAGGAAGCTGCACAGGAGCTAGGTTTTGGGTCGGATGCAAATGATCCTAATCACAAAACTTATCAAGAACTAAAGCTGGCAGAAAGATATGCTAGAAATATAATTGAAGGACATACTGGTCAAAAGTTTTACTTATACGATTCAAACTTTTACACAATAGGAAACGATTCAGACACTCTTTCTTTTCCAATTAAGATAAACCAGTTACACACGTTGCATGCAAATGATCAGCTATTAATAGATAGAATCAATAATTTAAATGCATTAGGCATGGTAATAGAAAACACTCTAAGCGGGTTTGGAATAAGAGTAAACCAATCAGCGATACTTGATAACGATGTGTACATTGCAAACGGTATGGTACCTCCATCAATAAATGACTCTTCTCCAAACATATTTAGAAGAACTCAGTCGTATAAGGTTTATGCTAGATTTGGTTGGGACTATGTTCCAAATGAAGTCCGAGATGCAACGGTAGAGCTAATGAAGATGTACTTTGCCAAAGATAGAATCTGGAGAGAAAGATATATTAAAAAGATATCTACTACAGACTGGGATTTTGAATATTCATCTGAAGCATTTAGCGGAACAGGATCATCTTACGCAGACAAGCTACTTTCAGACTACGTCATAACTCAAATGGTCTTATTGTAATGTTCGAAGCAGTAGATGGTCTAATGACCATGAAAATGGATGTATACAGACAACAAGAGCAGCAGGATAAAGATACTGGTGCAATTATTAGAGAGTTCTCATACATAAAAACATTAGACTGCTACGCTAGAGGAATTATTACAGAAAGCCGAAATAGAACAAACGACAATCAAAATTTTTCAAATAGGTACTCAAACAATCAATATGTAGAAACTAGAACTGCAGAGCGGCTAACCCCTAGAGACAAGATAAAAAATATTAGAGATGCTAGCGGTAAGCCTATATGGTACGAGCTAAATTATCCAAGTGATACACCAACAGTGTTTGATGTAATAGGAACAACCCCTATATCAGATCCTTTTGGAAATGTTGTCGGATATAACGCATCATTGCAGAGAGCGGAGAACCAGCAAATTGGCATCTGAAATTTTAGCTATTAAAGCAGCAAGCGGATTAGTAAATCTTATGGCCAATAAGCCAGTGAGCGGTGCTCTAAGAGACAGCACAGTAGCACAGATATCTGCAGCACTATTCTATAAAACAAATGTAATGGCAAAGCTAGCATCAAATGCTCAATTCCAATCAGCATTTAGAAATGTAATATTTGATCAATTGCAAGTTGACTTTGGCGATTATATTGATGCAAAATCAAGAACTTCTCCAAAATCTTTTCACCACGTTTATGAGTGGGATAGGGTAGGCCAAGACGAGGCAAGATTGTTTAAATTAAAACAACTTCCAGCAGATGGATTATCATTAAAACTCAATTATGAATTGACCGATTCCAAATCTTTCGTACCTTCTGAGAATTCTAAGAATAAACATGTCTTTGTAAAAAAGGCTGAAATCATGGAGCAGGGGAAGACTGTAGTTATTGCTCCAAGATTTTCAGAAAGACTTGTGTTTGATATAGATGGATATACTATATTC